AAAGTAAGAGCATCCAAAATGGTGCTCTTACCTGCTCCGTTAGTTCCAACGATTAGATTTGTTTTTGCAGTAGTTAAGTTCACTTCTGAGAAGGTGTTACCCGTGCTCAAGAAGTTTTTCCAACGAACCTTTTTAAACGTAATCATAAAACACGAGGTGGGATTATCAAATCGTCTTTAGAGAACACAACATACTCGTGTCCCTGTGACTCACATGCAGTAATTATAGCATCTCCATCGATCTCTACCACATCCAATTCAGGAGCCATAGGATCTGCTAATTCATCTACCAGATATACATAACGCTCAGCATCTTCTTCCTCCTCAAACATAGGAACAACCTGAATGTCGTCATTGTTGAGAGAGAAGACCTGCTCAGGTTGACCAGTTAAAGTAAGAATATACATTGGTCATGTTACTTCACACGATTCTATGTATAGAGTCTGCATAAGTTTCTTAAGTTCGGTCTTATCTACAGAGACTTCGACTTCATCAATATACTCATTAAGCAGAGTGAGAGTATCTTTAACGTCGATATCAGCATCTTCATCGATCTCTGATTCAACTAGAGTTTCAAGGATTTTAACATCATGAACTCCTTCACGATACAATCTCTCAATAAAAGAATCAAACTGAGAATACTTTCTCTTTTCCTGTACTACAACTTTGATAAAGGAATCTTTATAAGGACTCACATCTACAGTATCGTAGTCAGTCTCATTATCGTTGTAGTAAATCTTGTGGAAGATCTCATACGGATTCTTATACCACTTTAGTTTGTCGGTCTCTGTATCATAGATATGGAAACCACGAGGATCTTTGTAATCGTTCCAGTAGATTTGATATGGATTACCAAGATACTGAATGTTACCGTGCTTTGATTTGTGATGGAAATGTCCAGACCAAACACGTTTGAATCTACGGAACAGATTTCTATCCATACCATGATCCATAACAAATCCAGGAGTCATCTCAAATCCTGAAAGTTCTAAGTGACCACAGCAAATGTCCGCATCACTTCTTTCAAGCAATCCAAAGACTTCATCTTGGTTTTCTTTATTGATCCAAGGCAACATCAGAAATACTTTCCCACCCATAGTAATTTCTTTGGGTTCAGAATAGACGTTGATATTGTCGTACTGTTCTAGAAGAAGTTCAGGTGAGTTGATCTTATTTGTATTCTTGTAATACGTACAGTGATTACCAAGAAGCATGTGAACTTCGTAATCCTTCATTCGCTTGAAATAATTTTCATTGATGCGATTGAAGTTATTGAAATCAATAGTCTTTCGGTTATCAAATGTATCACCAAGATCAAAGACAACCTTGACTCCTTCTTTCTCTAGAGTGGGAAAGAATACATTATCATAAAACTTCTGAAAGTAATCCCAGAAAGCAAGACTGCCCTTACGGGCATCAAGATGTTGATCAGTTATTAGAGCGATCTTCATAATTTTCCTCCAACGATTCCATCAAAAGGCTTGGAAGTCCTGCAGTTTGCCCAGTTTGTATTGATACCTTCCAGGTGAAATCTCGTTCCCGAAATGCACACCTCCCTCGTGAGCGCTGTGATGAACGGCGTACCATCCTTACCATAGCTAGACCACGTTCCAAAGCGTTTTTGTTCGACACGGAATTCTCCATAGGGTGTTTCAAACCATTCATGTTCAGCAATTTCAGGATGTTCGTTCATCTTCTTGAGTCTTATTATAAATTACAATTCTGCCGTTTTCAATAGTAAATTCTAACACGTCATCCCATCCCCACATGAGTTCTTCATACAAAGTATTGAGTCTTCTCATGTCTTCCCACAAAGCATTCTCATCAGACATCAGCGGTTCATCCTAATTTCAATGTTTTCTTTAATACTATTCATATCAGACATACCAGCAGTACCACCACTGTCGTCGATTTGCATAACACTTGCTGCATCAGAATGATCTATGATCTTCTGCTTGATCTCCAGTTGTTTCTTCTCTTTCTGGATACGGCGTAGGAAGGCGTAATAGATGATCTGAGTAAAGTATGCAAAAGGGTTACTAGATTTCTCAGGATCAAAGTTGTCGATGTACTGCAGACAGTTCTCGATACCGTCGCAGATCATATCCTCTCTGAATGGATAGTTGACGAAGTTCGGTTTATAAGACAGATGAGTAGCAATCTTTAGGAAGCAATCTCCTACGTAGTTACTGACTCTTGGTTTTGGTTTACCATGTTCCTTGGCGTAAATCACCCTCTCCTTGTAAGAAGTCATTGCTTCCAACAGTTCTTTGTTGTTTACATAGTATTCTGTGTTCTTACGCCTAACCATAGTTTTCCTTTTGCATGTTTGTATCTTATCACAAAAAGGAAACTCATGCAACAGGGGCTTGACGAAACCTCAGAAACTCAGTACAATAACCTTGTGAAGGTTCAAAGGAGTGTGGTAGCTTAGCTTCCTTTAAATATCTTCTCTAGTATTTTTCTTGTTTGATCTACTGATCCTACGTATCCAGGTACTATCTTTTCAGGGTTATCACGGTTACGTTCTTTTTGTTGTCTAAGTAAAGACTTTGCTCTCTTATCATCTGATAAACACTTCAGATAAAATTTCTCTACTTTCTCACAACATTCAGTCATAGTAAGAACATGTTCTCTTGGTAAGAGAAACAGATCATCAAATGTAGAATGGATCCATTCGGTTAATGTAAACCCAGTTATATTTTGATTACTCTTTCTTCTAGATACATGTTCAACTAACATTGGTTCATGTATCAAACATGTATCTTCTTCAGTCAGGTAAGATAGTCTACAAATGATCTCCTCACCTGATATCAGTTTTACGGTTGCATAAAATTCTTCTTCCATACGTTCTTATCGTAGGTTTACTTTAATAACCTCATACTTAAAGTTTTCAGACTGATAGATGTTTACTCTCTCGTTTAAATGTTTGAGTGTATAATTCCTACCGTTAATATCGTCAGCGATATCGTATAAAGTCGCGATGTCTTTACCTTCTCCTTTACGTAAGACTCTTCCTATGGATTGCAAGTTTCTAACACGAGACTTACTAGGTGAAGCAAAGATAATATTGTGTAATCGTTTGATGTTAATACCAGTGGAGAACGTACCGTATGATGCGATAATGACGGCATTGTTTTCGGTTTCAGTTAGGTGTCTAACTTCTTCCCTGTCCTCAACATCTGTTCCACCATGAACAAAGAAAACTTTTCTCTGATCATCTACTGTATTATTTATCAATTCATACAACGGTTCCCCATGTTTTTCGATATAATTGAATAGTACAAGGGTGTTGCCTTCAATGTCTGCTACCAGATTCTTGATCAAGTTGTTCCTTCCACGGTGTTGTACCAGGAAATCAATCTCATCTTGATATGATTCAAAGTATTGCGGAGCATGGTTACAAAGCAGTACCTTGATCCTAAATTTAGATAAGTAACCAGACTTGATTAAGTCGTCAGTTTTGGTAACCTGCTTACAGGATCCAAACAATCCTTCTAGCACCCACTTGTGTGTCTTGCTACCGTCAAGTGTACCAGTGAAACCAAATCTGTATTTCGCATTATGAAGTTTGGTCATAATGCCCGTCAATGACTTAGACTTAAAGAGATGAGCCTCGTCTCCAATCACACAGTCAATGTCGTCAAAGTACCTCTTGGGGAACTTGTAGATAGACTGCCATGTTGAGATGATGACTTCCTTATCTGTGTTCTTATCCTTCCCACTGTAAATCTTATGAACATGAGCATCAGCATCCCATCCGTACTCTTTGAAATCGTTGACCATTTGCTCCACCAGGGAAGTAGTAGGCACGATGATGAGCGTTTTCTTGTTGGTAGCGCAATAGTATCTGACGAGGGAATAGATCATCAGACTCTTTCCGCTGCCCGTAGGAGAAAGAAGTAATTTACGATTGTTCTTCAGCGCCTCGTAGACCGCCTTGTACTGGTAGTCACGGGGCGGGACATTACTTATCTTGTCCATGAACACTTTGACCCCTTCTAGGGACACAAAGTCGTTAGTCTCGCTTACTTGACCATACCAATCGTTCTGCTCATATCCTACGGTGTATGCTCTCTCATACGCCCACTCATTCAAATGGTCTAGAAGACCACCATATAACTCACCAGTCCCAGGCGAATACAAGCGGATCATTCCATCCCAGTATTTGTACCTGGGATTTCTTTTTAGGAATTTTGCTTCTGGTACTTCAAAAGAAAAATAATCAGATAACTCATGGTGAATATGAGGTGCGCCCGCAATAGTGACGTATACCTCATTCTTCTTCTTGATTACAATGTCGGTCATTAGTCACTGCCGTTGATAAATTTCTCCCACTGAATTGCAGAGTTGATCTGGAATCCACGATTGGAAATTTGTTTCATTACTTGGTCTAGAAAATAAAGCATCTGGTCAATGTACTTGACCTTTGCTTCCATGTTGATAATATCGTCGTCAGACTCAAGGTACACTTTCATCTTCTCTGAGGTTTTGATGCTGTTGCCGAATGGTTTCTCTGCATAGGTTTTGGCGTCAGCTTCTCCACCGTAATATTCTCTTTTCTGCCTCACAAGTTGCCTTGCTTGAAACTCCAATGAGGTTTTGATCTCTGTTAAATCAGTGTAGTGGTTTAAGTATTTATTGTGTTGGAAAGGGATCTGTAGCGCCAACTGACCAAGATCTGTGGTATATTGTTTGTTCTTAAATTGAAAGTCTACCTCAGAGTCTTCTGCCCAATCAGCACGGATTTTTTCAAAACGATTACGAAGGGAATCAAAGTTCATTTAGATTGGTGTCGGTGATCATATAGTTATGATACTTGAAAACAACGTTAGCTGTAAAGTATTCTTGGTCGGTCAAAGTAGCGTCAAATGGAATAGACGTTAGTGAGATAGGAAACAAGTTCTTAAACACTGCCGCTGTTTTGACTTGAAAGTTAGAAGTAGTAATCAGTAACCGACCATCACTGTACTCAGGTTCTGATGGAACAACTGTGCTATCTGCACCATCGTTACCATTTCTCCTGATCCACTTCTGTATTGAGTTGTAGTTTGCTAGATCTTCGTCAATAATAAACTGCACAGAAAAGTCCCCAAAGGTCACTCCACCACCAGGAACGATGGGTACAGAGCGAAACCTTGTAGGGACTTCTGTTACAGGCATTGCGATCTCTGGTACGTTAGCACTCTGACAGAAAAAATCTACGCCGTCAAACAAGTCGAGTTCTAGTTTGAACCCAAGTGGAGACAGGTAGTTTCTGTTTTTTGGTTGTGCTTTGTACCAGTCGGCAGACATATCAACTTCCCAAGCTGTAACTATTTAGTTAGTCACATATCATGGTATTTGTGATCTAGAACTATCTTGTACAGTGAGTTCTTTAGATCCCATAAGTGTTCTTGTTCTTCTGCTGGTCTAGCAGGGGATCCCTCCCAGTTCTCTAGACGTTTGCATACACAGTGATATAACAGATATGCGTCACATGGACGCAACTCAATCTGGTACATTACTACACTGTCGTCTTCGTTCATGGGTGTCCTGGGCTAGGTGGAATTATTTGATATGATAGTTTATCTCTTAGTTTATTAATTCTCTCCTCATTAAATGATTGGAAGTTCCCTCGCTTGTCTACTTTCTTGTAATAATGTAATGCATTCTGGATGATTGTAAAATCCTCCAACGTCAAATCAAAGTTCATGGGTTCCTCGGGTCTATTCCTAGATCATTTAGGTATGTAGTCCACCAGTCAGGGTCCTTCTTTTTCCAGATAGGAACAGGTTTACCCTTCTCTGAGTAGTGATCATAAAGAGCTTTATCGATAATCTGTGCGATCTCCATACTCCTCTTCTTCTGCATCAACGTCTGCATA